TCTTTATCACCTGCATCAATCATAGTTAATGCTCTAACCAATTCTGCGGACTCTGCATTTCTCTTTTCAAGAGATTTCTTTGCCGCTTCAGGATCAGTAGCATTATCTTCAATCAACTTTTCTCTATATTCATCATTACCAGTTTCTTTTGAAAGTTGACCAATAAATGCGTCATTTGTTGCCTGACCTGCCATTTCATATGAGTCTCCTTGTCTGATCAATACGCCTTTTTTACCAGCGGCCCGTTCTTCTGCATTTGCTAAAACCATTCTATCAGTTATAAGACCACGTTTCATTGCCTCTGTGTCTACGGCGGCATCTAGTGCAGATCCTTTTAATGTTGGATCTTCTTTTAGTTTTTGTTCTTTAATCGCCGCCACTTCTTTGGCATCATCTGCTCGTTGTTTCTTGAACGATCTTTGAGCAGTTCTATCTCTCATTCCTTGTTCTTTTTCTTCGACTTCATCTTTGTCTAAGAAATCTAGACCCACATAACTAAGTGCTTTATTAAGACCTAAGATTGTGGCATCAAATGCATTCTTGACTCTGCCCATTATATTAGAGATGAAATCAAAAACAGATTGCAGTCCACCATTATCTGATAATGCTGATATTAGTTTTAAAAAACCAACAATAAGTAATGCAACTACGGCACCTATTGCTAAGAACTTTAGAGATGCCATCATCATGCCTCTCAGCATAACTTTGAAACCTTTACCACTCTTCTTTAAATTTTTGTTTTGTTTGTCTGTTTGTTTATTGTTTTCTTTGTCGAGTTTCTTTTTCTTTTTAAGTGCTTTTGGATCGACTAGATCATCTAGACCTGCTTTGTCTTTGTCATCTTTCTTTTTATCTTTATCATCTTCTTTCTCTTCGAAAGAACTAAAAAGACTTGTTATAGGTGATGCTATGCCCCTACCTATATCTCCGATTGCTTTAAATTTTTTACTGATAGTTTCAGACGTCCCACCGATGTCGATTAATCCACCAGTAAGTTCTTTTACACCTTCATTGAATTTATTACCACCAGATTTGAGTTCATCTTTGAACTTGCCCATGTTGAAGGTGGTCTTCTTTAGAATCTCATCTTGCTCGATAACTGTTTCTGTGTTTGTTTTTACAGTTTCAGTGTGTTGTTGTAGTATTGTTCCAGAGGTACTGATAATACCAGCAAAGGGTTTGACTTGATTGACAACCCCGCCCATTAATTTATTATCAATACCTTGCATATCTATTTACCGAATGCCTTTCCTGCTTCACTAATGCCAAAAGCACCAAGTGTAACTACTACTAAAGATGTGTATATTGTGTCTGAGAACAATAAGTCTTGTCCCATAAATGCAGTGATCAAATCACATGTTGCAAAAATGACCATGAAACCAAATGATATAAAACCAATGATTGCTTTTTCATTGATATCATTTTCATCTCTAAACAATGCCCCGATAGAAAACTTTTCTACAGGTTGTGCGGCCGCGGTTGCGATTTTAAGTTCTTTTGAAACTTTTTCCATTTCTCTGATTTTGTCCTGTGCTTCGTCCAGTTTCAAAACCATTGCGGTATACTTTTCTAAATCTATTTCGACTTCATTTCTACCGTTATCTACTGTTGCCATTATTATCTCCTCGATTGTTGGCGTCTATACCTTTCCTTCTCTTCTTCTAAATGATTTATAAGAAGTTGTATATAAACTTCCCTTTCCCAAGGCATCATACTTTCTAACTCTGCTAGTGAATACTTGTGGTGTTGCACTAACTGAAAGTTGGTACTATAATAATTTTGTACCGTCTCATGAGAAAGGGCGACTAAAAAAAATTTTCTAGTCCCTTTAACATTACCGAATTCTTTGACTTACACTTTACACATGTGTATTTTAATACATGTGATAAAGTAGGTGTGTCGTTTAAAAACTCACCCATCTTCTCTACTTGTTGTAAAGAAAGACTGTTTAAGAATTCGTCCATCTCACGGTCTGCATAATCTTTTGTGTCATACGTATCTTCAGCATCATAAATTGTATCAATGCTACTTTTTAGTATGTTTATGAAGGCATCATTTTCATCTTCATCTGCATACTTTTGCAAGTCGGCAGTAGGAAACTTCATGATGACTCCTAATTCTTCTGATAATTCTACTTCCTTATCAGGTATGTTTGATGTGTCTATTTTCACATCGTTTAAATCCAATTCTAATGGATTGGTTGCTTCACATTCTTCCTGTGTACATATTAGATTTAACTTTGTTGATTCACCAATAGACTTCATTCGTATTTGTAAAAACAAATACTCTAAATCTGCCATTGGAAGTTTGCCTGCATCTGATATTTCACCGAATGTTACTTCTTTTACTAGTGTTTGTACAGCATCAAATATTAGTGCTTGTTCTTCACTTTCTTGCATCAGTAAAAGAGTCTTTTGCTCTCCTACTAAAAATGGTCTAAATTTTACTTTTAGACCAGAAAGAGGTAACTCACAAAAATACTCAGGTACTTTTTGTACTGGTAATCCCATAATTTATATTATCCTCCACTTCTGCTTAATGTACTACTAAGTTTATTTAGTCTGTCCTGAAACTTTGATAAAGTTTTACTTTTATTACCAAAGATACCAAGAAAATCGTTTGTTGCCCCAAATGCTCTTCCAAGTCGATTGAGTCCAGAACTGTTTGATGGATTCTTGTAAAAAGATTCCCATGTTCTAAATGCAAACGTACATTCGAATCTTAATATCTCATCTCCTCTTTCTGAACTTAACTGCATGGGTAAAAATGCAACTGGATATGCTTCGTGTAATTTGTATGTAAGAGATTTCTTATCACTTTGAGTCATTTGAGATATGTGAACTTCTCCAACGTAATCGTAGTAATAGTTGAATTGTGGTAATATACTTGAACCACCTTCACCACCAAAAACTACACCTTGCCATGCTTCTATCAAGAATCTATCTGCAAATGTAGAATCACAAACAAAGGTAAATGTTACCTCTTGTCCGTCGTGGTCCAAATTATAAGGCATCTTTCTAGATGGTCCATATTCAGATGCTTCTTCAGTTGTTAATTGTCTTCCTGGCAACTGTGCTTCAATACATCTTAGACCTTCAAAGTTGATACCAAGTTTTGGACAATACATGTCAACTATAAATCTATTTACCCTAGCACCTTGGTCCATGTTGTACTTAATTTTGTCTATGTGTAATCTACTCATTTGCTTTTCTCTAATGTTTCCCTATAAACTTCTCTTATATTCTTTTTGGCAAATTGTGCAGTGGGTAAGAAAGATGCAATGTCCCAATATTGTGGTTCGATCTCTAAAGCATTACCATGTATATTACTGTAGATATACCACTTCAGTGCTGGTCTTGCCCATCTTAACTTTGCTACACCTCTTACTAATGGATAAGTAAGTCTAAACTTTGTTGTCTCATCGTAGTTTTCATTATTAGTATATCTGTATAGAGCATCTAATAATATAAGTCTATATCTAGGTTGTATGTAATGTAGATTTATACCTAATACTCTATCAGGTGTCATTGCTATCATTATTGCTAATGGAAATCTATCGTAGTATGGTAATTTTGCTTCTGTTTTTGGATCGTAGAAAAAGTTATACATTCTGCCTTCTAGATATCTACGTGTTCTTTCCATCTTAGACTGCTTATAATACTTGTCAGTATTAATTTTAAGTTTACGCATTCTACCAACGTACCATTTCATACTTTCGATACTACGTCTTTGAAGATCGTCTGGGTGTTCTCTTGCTAATTTTTCCAACAACCCGATTGTACGTTGCCTTTCTGTTCCCCTATCAACAGCGGAAAATGCAGTATCAGTGTATGCTTTAGTTGCCATAATACTATTTATGTATTATAGTACGGTTATTATAACTTTTTCGTTTTCAAATGTTAAATTATCTGGATTGATTTGAACTAAGAGATCAAGATCGTCTCTTGTAAATGTCTGTCCGTCCTTGACATATATTTCTACGCCATGATCTTCGCCCTCAAAGTGAACATAATCTAAGAGATCATCGTCATAGTAATTAATAACTTTAGGTTTAGTATTGTTAAAGAACTCTCGCATCTTTTCGCCATACTTCTCAAACAAACTTACACCTTGAGCAACATGACACTCTAACATAAACAACTCATCGGGATCACCAATGAACTTACGTACTCTAGAGAACCAGACTTTGTTAATCTCTTCACGATTGTCGTTTTCATATTGAAAGTAACTCAACCATTCGTCAAAAGAAAGTTCTTGTACTGCATCACATACATTCATAGGATCCCAAATCATAAACTCGGTGTCCCATGCTTCGATATGAGATAATGCTCTTACTCTATTACCACCTGGGTGAAAATGCAACATAGGTCTTTCTGATTGAACTCTTAATACTGCATTCGGTGGTGACCATAATCCAATCTTCTTAATGTCCCATGCTAAGAACCACATCTTGTAGACTAATACCTCTTCAACTTCAGTATATTCTTTACTGAATATTTTGTAGATAGGACTAGAGACATTCTTGACAAAGTCTTTTGATACCCATTCATTATCAATAGCATCTTGATATGTTATGATCTTTGGTTTACAAGTTGTTTGTTCCCAGAGTTCTTTAACTTCATCTAATATTCCATCATCATCGATGAAACCCAGAGTCATATACTCTTTGTTACCTGATCGTCCGTATTGAAATTCTCTCTTGCTCAATTTCTTCCTTTTCTCCTGGATATAAATCTAAAAAAATTCTTAGGTCTTCATACTCTAAGACTTTGTCTGTTTCTATTACAACACCGTTTCGCACATTGTCTCTACGAAAAAGATGCTCCAGATCTGGAGCACATTCACCTATTAGTAAAGGTCTTTTATGCTTGTACATATTTAGTTTGATTTCTTTGACTGTTTTATACATGTCTTTTCTATCTTCATTGACATGCATCTCTAGGCATTCGCCTTGTACGTTTGTTCCAAATATCATATGATCTAGATCACTAAACATATTGTACCACTCATCAAACGTCATGTGTTTCTTATCTATGTACTCATGAGGATCCCATACGATTACTTTACTATCAAATGCTCTTACATGCCTTAATGCATGAACTCTAGACATGCCAGGGTGTACGAATATTCTATTGCCTGATTGTTTATGAAGTTTTTCTGTGGGTATCTTTTTGAATCTTGCCTGTATAGGACTATACAAACCCACTGTTCTATATTGATTGATTAACCACTGAACTTTGATTTTATGAAATACCCAATTGTGTTCTTGTATTTCTAAATGAATCTTATTATCTATTGTCAACTCTAAATCCATATTATCAAAAAAGTTATAGACATATTTGTTTAACTGAAAATCACCATAACCAGTGTGTCGAGAACCTAGATAGTCTAGATCAGTTAGTTCACCGTAAGTAAGTAATTTAGGATAGACGTTATTTGTATTGAGAATAAAATCCCAACAATCTAAAAGATGTTGCCAATCGTCTTCATAACCTTTGTGCTGAAAAAGAAAATGACGATTACGTGTGAAATCAATTGAACTCATTTAAGAATTTCTCGACTCTTTGCAAGTCTTCAGGTGTGTCAACTGATAATCCATGATCATCAACTTCTACCATTCGAACAGCATAACCATTCTCAATGTATCTTAACATCTCTACTGATTCTGCTTTCTCATTTTCACCTACAATTAATTTAGAAAATAATTCTAACATTGATCTATTGAAAACATATAAACCAAGTTGTTGTTTAAATTTGACTTCTTCTTTTTGTAGATATGGTATGGGCAATCTTGAATAGTATATTGCATTGCTATTCAGATCGTTGACAACTTTAACTACATTACGATCATGAAGTTTATATTCGTCTTCTACTTCAACGTAAGCATTAGATATACCAATACCACGATCATGTTCTCTAATAAGTTTGTCTACTGCATCTGGGTTTATTAGTGGTTCGTCTCCTTGTATGTTAACGAAGAGATCGCCATCACATAATGATAATGCTGATGCACATCGATCTGTACCTGTATTGCATTCATCTTCTACAACAATACATCTCATTTCATTCGTGGCGCAGTAATGTCTGATACGATTGTCATCTGTAAGTATGACGACTGTATCTAATTCTTTACACATCTTTGCACGATCATATACTCTTTGTAACATGGGTACACCATTGATGAGTTCTAATGGTTTACCTGGAAATCTAGATGATTCCCATCTAGCAGGTATCATTCCGACTGTTAGTTTAGTTGATCTATCTGGTTGACTGAGAGTTCGCATTCTACATTACCATATCCATAAGTTGCATGTATAAAACTTGTGCCTGCTCTTTGTGATGCATCATAATCGACTTGCATATCTCCTACGTACACCGCATCTTTCGGGTCAACGTTTAACATCGCAAGACAAAATAATATCTGATCGGGAGCAGGTTTACCTCTGAGACCAGTTTTAGGACTTACAACGTAATCAAACTCTACATCAAGTTTATCTAAAATTACTTTTGTTCTTTCAGCAGTCTTCGATGTTACTACTGCTATTTTGTAACCTTGCTTTAGTTTCTTGAGAGTATCTTCGACTCCTGGATAGAACACCAAGAACTCGTCCATCAATTCTAGTGATGCTTTGTCGTATGTTTGTTTAACTGCATCAGCATTCTCTATGCCTAATGCTTTCATAATATCTTTAAAGGGTTTGCCTATGTGTTTAAAGTATTCTGAAAATGGTTGGTCTAGATTGTGTTTTAGTTGACAGATCGTCCATGCGTGATTCATCATTTTTTCTGAATCGATTAATACGCCATCGAGATCGAAGATATATGCTTTCATGATTTACGTGGTAAGATTTCCTTTTCTGTTAATATTCTAAATTTCAATTTTCTATCTTCGCAGTAATCTCTTGCCGCTGAAAATTTTGCTTGATTAATTATATATGTTGTTACTTCTGAAAAGAACCTTTTAGACTTTCTTTTAGGTTCTTTTGGTGGAAATAATTGTTTATGTGGTTTAACTTCTATGATCTCACGTATAGTTTGACCATGTTTGTTAACATACTTGATATAGAAGTCTGGAAAATATCTATGAGTACGTTTATCTACTGGAGATTTGTAAGGAATCTGTAATTCTTCACTGCCCCATTCAAGAACATTCTCATTATTATCACACCAAACCATAAATCTACGTTCTAAAAGACTACGATAGATAATCCTAGTGGGATCACCTTTGTACTTTTTGTAATTCTTCGGTTTAAACTTGCCGCTATATGACATAAATAACTAATACAACTAATAGTTTATCAGTGGTAACACTAAAAGTCAATCCACTTTTACAGGTATTTATAGATGTCATACATAGACAAACTTTTAAACAAATTTAATAAAATCCAAAACAAGATAGATTCCTTGAAAGGAATATCTAGTAAATTACAAAGTATTAACTACAATACGGCAATCGATGCTTTAGGTGAGCAAAAGACTGAAGCATTAGAACGAATCAAAGAAAGAAGAAACAATTTACAAAATCAATTAGAGGGTGCTAAGAGGCAAAAGAATTCATTAGCAAAACAAACACCAGATGGTGCACCCATAGAGTTTGTATACCCGTACCACGATGATCTTGCTAACTACTTAGTATTCGATATAAGAGGTAGAAGAAATAGGAGTCCTGATGTAGATAAAGGCACTATGACTCAAGATAAGATAATTGCTCTTTATGTTCCTGATGATCTTGTATCAACTACGACAGTAGAATATACTGCAACTTCTATAGGACCAATGGCAAGAGCATTTGATCAAATAGCAAAAGCAGTTAAATCTAGAGAGAACGATTTAGTTGGCGCAGTAACAGATAACATGGACAATCTTATTGGTGGCATGGTTTCAAAAATGGCAAACTCATTCTCTGGTGGTCTAACAAACTTAAAAGCAGGTAAGGCAACAAACCCAATGGAAGAGCAGACTCTACAAGGAGTGCCGTTTAGAGATTTTACTTTTACTTTCTCATTTGTACCAAGATCGGCCGCAGAAGCAGATCAAGTAAATCAAATAATTCATATCTTTAGAGATTCGATGTTACCAGATACATTTAATTCAACAATTTCTGGCGCAGTTTCTGGCAAAAATGTAGAAGTTACTGCCGCAGATGGTTACTTTAATTATCCGAGTATTGTTGATATGTATTTTGATGGTCCTCTTGCTTCCAAAATTGATGGGTTTTTACCAGCAGTTATAACTGGTTGCGAAGTTAATCATACTGGTGGTCTAAAGTTTTCAACTTATGAAGATGGTCAACCTATTAAAACAGATTTATCTTTAAGTGTTAGAGAGATTAGAATTATGTCTCAACAAAATTATAGAGCAATTGCCGCTCAGACAATTGGCGGTGATATAAATGCGAGAGAGGCCGCTCTAGCGGCAGGAAGAAAGAATTCTATTTTAGACACAACAAGTAAAACAGGAGAAGATTTTGACGACACTGGTCAAGTTAGAGTAGATGCAACAATACCAGATAATGCAGGAGACTAAACACAATGGCAACTAAATTTTTCGAAAACTTTCCTAAAATACAATACAAACTAGACGATGGTCGTATCATCTATATCAAAGATTTTTTCAGAAAGTCTAGAATAGAGCAAGAAGCAGTTAATACTATAATAGAATATACAAAGTATGAATTGCAAGATGGTGATAGACCAGATATAGTCGCATCTAAGTTATATGGTAATCCTGATCTTCATTGGACATTCTATCTAGTAAATGATTATGCAAACTACTATGATTGGCATATGGACAATGCAACATTTGAGAGATACATAAACGACAAATATAAAGGTCAATATCTCATAGCACAAAATAAAGAAGACGTACTAGAGCAGTTATCTACAGGTGTTAATAAATTTTTACTTGGTGAGAAAGTAGTACAAAATACAAAAGAAGGACATGTTATAGAAGTTGATCCAATAGGAAAAAGAATAGCAGTCGATGTAAAAACATTTGATGCTAATTCACCAGTATCAACTGTAAGACAAACATCTGGTGGTCAACCAGCAATGTCATTTACACCAACAAGTGCCATCAATAGATATGATGGCGTAATGTTTTATAAAAATTCAGAAGGAATAATTAGAAATGAATCACTAGCAGGATTTTCGCCTGTTACAATCTTTGATCATGAGTTTGAAAAAAATGAAAATAATCGATCAATAAAAGTAATACAACCGGCATTAATACAATCAATAGTTAGAAGATTCGAAAAAGTAATGTTATCATGAGCAATGAGTTAACGGGCGAAATAATAGTCGACTCGGTTACAATAGTCAACCCAGAGAAAGAAGCAATAGACATAGCAAACATATGTTCTTCTATTAATATCTATGAGGGTATTGATCAGAAGTTTGTCTCTGGAAGAATCAGTGTTGTAGATTCTCTAAACATCTTAGATGAATATAAATTACACGGTCAAGAATCTGTTACGATTAGATATCGTGTCAAAAGAGGAACAACTGATTTTTCTGGTGGTACAGAACAAGTAGAAAAAACATTTAGAATCTACAAGATAGACAACATCAAAAACCATAAGATGATTACTTACTCATATGTGTTACGATTCATCGATCCAAAATACTTTTCTGTAAACAGAACTAGAGTTAGTCGAGTCAAACGTGGTTCATACTCAGAAATATTATTACAAACTCTTCAGAACGATGCACAGTTTGATCAATTACCAAGTGCTGATCAAACAGACTTCTGGGAAGAATCAACACCTGGTAATATGCAATTTGTTTGTCCTAACTGGACTGTAAAAGAAGTTATAGATTACATTATGCAAAACGCAAACATAGGCACATCGGCAGTATACAAAAACAGTATGTTCTTTTATGGCACTCTAGTTGGTGGATATAAATTTATGTCTATTGATAAGATGCTTAAAGAGTTAGAGTTTCCTTTAACATTCTCTTTCATGCCCAGACAAGAAGACCCAGACCAAGATAAAATCGATCAAGATAGTGAGAGAGGATTATCTACTACAATATTAAAATACTATATTGATAAAAGAGCAAACATTATGGATGGTATTTTTGACGGTGCATTTTCATCTACATTAAAAACATATGATCCAATACGTAAGTTAGAAAAAACAATAACGTTTGATTTGAAAAAGAACTTCGATGAGAAAGGCAGTAAACATTTATCTGGGTTTCCACAAGTTAGATTAGGTGTAAATGATGAGACAAGAAAAGCAGAACCTATAATGACTACAGATGAACCTATAACTTTCAATGAAACAATATCTGATTTACCTTTAAATGAAGATTATAATATTGGTGGTAAAATCAGACATAAAGTAAATCAAACAAATGCATTTTCAGACTCACCAAAATTACAAGATCAATCTCAGTTTATAGGCAACGAATACTTAGATGATTCTATTCTAGAAAGATCAGCAATGAAACATATGCTAAACACAAATGTTATCTATGTAACTATACCAGCAAGAACAGATATATTTCCTGGTGTTGTAGTTAATCTATCATTGCCTACTGGTGGTGTTGATAGTTTTGATAACATGTTAAATGATGGTAAATATCTAGTAACTCAGATGCATCATCAATTAAGTCCATTAGATAGTGTGGGTAGTATTGTACTTAGATGTGTAAAAGAAAGTTTTGCAGATAAGTTTGAAAATCAACAACTATTAAAAGAATATAAAGGTGCTAGAAAACCAGAAGTTAGTGGAGCAATGTTGGCGCATAGAGTTGTAGGAAAACTTTTACCGGGGTCAGGAGATGAATAATTTCTATTTTGGTGTAGTAGAAGATCGTAATGATCCACTAAAAGTTGGTCGTGTAAGAGTTCGTGTACACCAATTACATACAGATAACAAATCTGATATAGCAACTCCAGATCTTCCATGGTCTCAAGTGATCTTACCAACAACAAGTGCAGGACTATCTGGATTTGGACATGGTCATGGACTTGTAGAAGGTACTACAGTCTATGGTATGTTTAGAGATTCAGAACACTTAGACTTTGTAGTTATGGGTGTAGGTATTGGTATTTCTCAAAGTGGTTACAAAGAAAACGAAAAGGGCGAGATTGTAAATAGATCAGTCGATAAAGGTTTCAATGATCCAAGAAGAGATACACAATCATCTTATAGTAATTCAGTTGACGGATTAAACTCTGGTACAGATTCAAAAAGACCAAACGAACTAACACTTGCATTAGATACATCACCACAATTACCAAAAGAACTTAAAATAGACTATGAGGGTAAGGGCAGTACTATAACAGAACTAGATGCTAGTGATAAACTCAAGTATAATACAAGTACAAATACATCTAGTAACGCCGTAGTTTCAAATGATGGCACACCTGTAGAACAAAAAGATCAAAAACCATATTATCCTTTAGAAGATTATTACGATGAGTCTGATCTAAACAGATTTGCAAGAGGTGGTGGCACTTATGGTAGTAGAGATGATCTGCCTGTAACAGTAAAACTACATCAACCAAATAAATCTATATTAACATCTGGTGCAACAAAACCCGAAAGAGTTGGATTATATCCATTCAATAAAGTTCATTTTACAGAATCAGGACACATGATAGAAATGGACGATTCAGTTGGTGCTGAAAGACTCTCAGTATCACATAGATCAGGAACTTTTTATGAGATTCATCAAGACGGTTCAGAAGTACATAGAGTAGTAAACAATAATTATACAGTCATCTGTAAAGATGATGAAGTCTATATTGGTGGCAAATGTAATGTTAGAATATTAGGTGATGCTACAGTAGATATAGATGGTAAAGCAGAAATACATTCAGATAAAGATATGAAGTTAACATCATCTGAGAACATATCAATAGAAGCAGGTAAAACACTTGATCTAGTTGCTAAAGAAGTAAAACTTAATTCATAATGACTACACAACCTACATATAATGTACCACAAATACCATCTAGTTTCCCATGTCCAACTGATGATATCTTTTCATTGCCAACTAAAGAAGATATAGTAAACGCATTTAACGAACTTGCACAAATACCAAGTGATATCAAATCTTTTCTTGTAGAAAAGAAAGACGAGATAGAAGAAGACGTAGCAAAAGATTTAAAAAAAGTATCAGATGAAATATCTGAGTTTGTAGAAAAGTTTGCAGACATTCTATCACCATATTGGGAGAAAGGTACAGTTCGTAATTGGCAGAAAGAGGCAAATGATGCGATCACAGAATTGATACAAGAGTTTCATCTATTCATACCAACAAAAGTTGCAGAGTTAATCAGTAAGATCGTACCAATAGAACTCAAAGTAAATGTTCTTGGATTAGAGATAGACATATTAAGAATCTTTGACAAAGCACATCAAAAAGAACTTAAAGATCAGATAGCAAAAGATGTTGATAAGTTCTTTAGTAAAGTAGCAGACGAGTTTCAAGGGTTTGATGGTGAATTTGGTGTAACGTGTGATGAATGGAAAGCAAAGATGACTTGGCAATATATCAAAACAAAGATACAAGAATTTTTGACAGGTGGTTTACATTCAGTGTTTGGTAAACTGATTGGTAAATTTAAGAAAATATGGAAAGCACTAGGGTTACCTGATCTTGTAAGTTTATTCACTCTTGATATAGGTGCAATTGTAGAAAATGCAATTAAGTCATTCAAAGAAAAAAGAAAAGAGTTAAAAGAAGACTTCTTGAAATCTAAAGGAGAAGCAAGAGAAAAACTCAAAGCAGAATTAGAAGATATAGATAAGAAAATTACAGAGACGTTAGAAAATTTAGACCCACTTGGAGTTGGTATAAATTTAAGATCGATCATTGGTGGTAAAATAGACAAGACAGTTATATCTCTAGAAGAAGAGATACTAGAAATTAAAATTGCATTTGAAGACTTCAAACAGAATTGGCAAAAGAAACTTTTATTTGAATGGGTAGATATTGTCAAAAAGTTTTTTGATGCTATAGGTCTTGGTAAGATTTTCAGTTTTATTACATTAACATTTTGTGATATACTAGGACTTATTGGATTTCCATTTGCTATTAATGTTAGCAATGCTACAGGATCAGTAAAGTCTTCAGTAAAAAGAGCAGTTCAAACTTCAACATTAAGTGTAACAAGAGAAGATGGAACAACAGTGTCATTTACTAGTGGTCAAAAAGACT